ACAGGTCGCGAACCGGGTCAACCACGTACTCCTTTCCAATTTGAGAAACAGGAGTAAGGTGATGAACGTGAATAAAATTCTTGCCAACGTCTCCATAGGCAGTTTCAAAATTGAAAAGACAAACTACGCAATTATAGCCGTAGTGTGACAGGCATTCGCTTCTCGCCTGCGGATTGCGTTCGTAGACGTTTACAAGGACCGTGTAAACCGCCCCTTCACGATGTGTCGTTGTTGCAGCCATTTCTTCCGGCAGCAAGATATTGGAGCTCTCAACCCAGCCGAGCGTGTTAAGAGCTTCGGCGACTTCGGGTCGCATTATCCAGTGCCAAGTTCCGCTTCGCTTTTCGAAAGTCACGAGTGTGCCCAGTTGTTCTTCCGTGGGGCTATAGTCGAGACGGTCACCAACCATTCCCGCGAGACGACCGTAAACGGAATTGACTACGACGTGATGGCTGTAGCCTATCGCTGATGCCAGTGCCGTCGCTGTGATCGTGAACGCTGGCGAATGATAATGGATACGCAACATCTGAAGTTGCGTATCGGTGACGCAGTCCAGCTTACGGAACGCAGCAGCATATTCAGTTGCCGTTGGAGCTGGCAGCAGCGCAGGCAGCGTGTAATGAGCTGCGAGAGTGTCATACGCCAGTTCCATGTCCGCAATTGTCTGTTGACCGAATTTAACACCCAACCGATAGCCAAGGTTTTGCCACGTAAGGCTCTTTAGGGTGGAATCCGCGTAGCCATCGGAGGGCCGCAGGGCATCACTCCATCCCGAGCGAAACCGCTGTCGTCTGTACTCATCGGGTGGCCGTCTGCGGTCTCGCTCGTACTCAAGTGTAGCGAATGCAGACATGACTTCGGTTGCGGTAATCATTCAATGAGACTCGAGGAAGTAACTTTCTGAGATCCACAGAGGAAACTCGATTCTACCCCCAGAGTATTCAGCTAGACAAGTAGCGGTGCTGTCCGTGAACTTCTGATCTTTTCGTCATCAAATGGCCGAACGAAACGGTACCTCAATCTTCGCAGAGATGATTCTGGTCATGATTCAATCGGCGGGATTCTGCACAAAGACGCAATCGCGGATGCCTGATCTGCGATGGTCAGCTTCGTGTAGACATTCATCGTCAGATCAATTGTCGAATGTCTCGCCAGGCTCTGTGCCGTTTTCGGGTTGATGCCGGACTTCATCATGTTGGTGATAAAGGTGTGGCGGAGGGCGTGGAAGTCGGCGTAGCGACCTTGATCGTCAACATAGGGAATGCCGGCGGCTTTCAGATCTCGCTGAAGTGTCTTACCCGCCTGCTTCGCTCGAGCCCATGCCCCCGGCCAGACGGGTTTGCCCGTTTTCCGTCCGGCGAGCCAGGGGCGTAGTGATTCGACAAGGCTCGGATGCAAGGGCAATACGTCCTGCCGTCGGTGTTTGGAATAGCCGGCCAGCACTGTGACCGTGGGCGGGGTTTCGTCGAGCCTGAAACTTTCCGGCGTCAGGCTCGCCAGCTCACTGGCCCGGAGCCCCGTATAGGCGGCGACGATGTAGAGCATCGCACGGTCCGGTCCTTTGAGCCGAACTATGGTCTTTCCTGCTTTTGTCGCTGCGATCAAGGCGGTGAATTCAGTCTCGGTCAGAGGCCGGCGATCGTGCCGACGATCAGTGGCGACATTCAGCATGGAGATATAGGCCAATGGATCCTCACCAGCTCGACGATCGCGGACGAGCCAGCGACTGAACTGCTTGATGGCTCGCAGATAGTGGTTGCTGGTCTGAATACTCAATCCGTCAGCCCTGAGATCCGCAAGGAATTTCTGGACGCGGCTGGCAGAGAGGTCCGTGAGGATACGGACCCGGCAGGCTTCAATGATGCGTTCGACCCGATACCCCACCAGTTTGACCTGAGCTTCGCCGACTCGTCGCGCCTGCAGGTGTTTCCGAAATTCTTCCAGGTGAACGTCAATCGAGCGTTGCCGGTGCTCGTCAAAGCGATCGATCAATCCGGCCGCACGGCGTTCTGTCTTCCGGACGAGCTCATTCAACATCGTCTGAGCGGCGGTCTTGTCGACGGCCAGCGGAACGCGGCATTCGATCCCGTTTTCATCCTTGTATCGTCCCCACCATTTCTTTGATTTTGATTTGACACGCTGTCCGGTTTTCGGATCGGTGACGATCACCGGCTTTCTATACAAACTGGCCATGTATGCTCCTGATTGTCTGACGAGACTCAACCACAACAACGTTCGTCACAGTGTTCAATTCCGGGGTAACATCAAGTTCATTTCGATCAGTTTCGGTCACTGAATTCCCAGTCTTTTCGACGTGGGCAACCTGCGGCGACCCAGGCACGCAATTCATCAATGCGCCAAAGTGTGGAACGTCCAATTCGCATCGGATCCGGGATCAGGCCGGCGGAGTCCCATGATCGCCATGTCCTCAGTGACTTGCCGCAAAACTCGGCTGCTGCTTTGGCATCAACCAGTACCGCAGCTGCGGTTTGGTTGTTTGTCTGTCGAGTGGATCTCTTCGCCGTCATGCCAGAATCCTCGGCTGCTGAAAGTCGCCAGTCACGGCTCCGAGGCCTGACTGCTGAAGATGCAGACGGATGGCGTCGACTTCTCTGCGGACAGCGCGCCAATCGATACCGAGCAACCCGGCGATCTCGTTGAGAGTGCGTCCTTCTGACAAGTATTCACAGACACGACGTGCCCGTGGTGACAATTCGTCGATGACGGTTCTGAGGTCAATTGTCAGATTCCGATCGTCTTCATCGAGAACGGCATTTGGTGTGACCCGAAGAACTTCATCAACCACCACGGCGAGCGCTCGGAACCGTTCTTCGCGCCGCAGGTGCCGTGTCTCCCGACGACGGATCATGGCAAGCCTCCGGTCGATCACTGCTGTCACAGCAGTCACCTCAGACGCTCCATTCGCATGCTGCGGGTCGAAGACAAAATCCAGCAGTGACAGCACGATTTCCTGTTGCACATCCTCCAGATCGGAGCTGTTGATTCCCCAGCGTCTTGCGCGACGAATGATCAGTTCTACTTTCCATGGTTCGATGATGTCGGCATAGCAATTCTTAAGCATCCAAATCTGCTCCTGAAACAACCTTTTGATTCGCCGGGACGGCCTCGGCGCGATGCGGAAGTCTTTCCGAGATCCGGTGACAAGGTCTGTGGAGCAGAATGTGTTCATGTGACTGGTCACATGCGCCGGAAATGACCGGTCGCCGGTGACAGATTCAGTCACATGACTGGTCACATGACCGGAAATGTTCACTGCCGAACATTTGATGCCCGCGGCAAATAACTCATTGTCGCCGCCGAGAGTTGTTTGATGCCGGTTTGCACATGGTTGCAGCATCAGTTGCCAGGAAAGCGGTCTTAAGGAAATGCCCAATGGTTGTCGCAAATGCTTCAAACGTCATCACCCACGAGCCCGCCGACCTTTATCACTCCAAACGCAGTGAGTACCTGTCGAGCCACCAGCTGGCGGACTTTCGAAAATGCCCGCTGCTTTACCATCGAAAGAAGATGGGAAACGTCACACAGGAAGATCGTCCGGCGTACATGATCGGACGTGCGGCTCACACCTTGATTCTGGAGGGACTGGAACGCTTCGACGCCGAGTATGCCGTCGGAGGTCCAGTCAATCCACGCACAGGTCAGCCGTTTGGATCCGGCACCAAAGCATGGGCCGAGTGGGCAGAAGCCGTTGGCAAAGACATCCTGACGGATGCTCAGTGGGATGTCGTGGCTCGCATGAACGAAGCGGTCAAGACGCACCCTATGGCGATGACGCTGCTGGAATACGGCGAAGCCGAAGGCGTTGTCCGCGATGACTATTGTGGGATGCCCTGTCAGATCCGCATGGACTGGTATGACCCGCACCACGGAATTGTGGACCTGAAGACGTGCGATGATCTGACGTGGTTCGAAGCCGATGCTCGCCGATATGGATACGCCCACCAGCTGGCGTTCTATCGTGCTGTGCTGATGCAGGCCACGGGTCAGTGCATGCCCGTGCATCTGATCGCCGTCGAGAAGAAGGAACCCTTTCGCTGCGGAGTCTGGCTGATGGCTCCGGAAACACTCACTGCCGCTCAACGTGAGAACGAAGAGGCGATTGACCGACTTCGGGCCTGCCTGGCTGAAGAGGACTGGCCCACCGGTTACGAGGAACGCCGACTGTTTGACTTCATCTGATGCCCCGACGAGCGGGCGGGATGGCGTGTCACAGAGGTTCTGCCAGGGATCGGCGGCACTGTTTGACGGGACTCCCTGCGCCCTCCCGCTCGTCATTTTTCAACCGGCACTGGTGCTGAGCCGCAGCGACGGATCGACGCGGCTCAGTCCAGGCCGAGGTTTACCGATTTCACCTAACGAAAGGAAAGACTGTGATGGGACTTATGCAACAAATTCAAAGTGGCCGCTCTCATATGCCGCCTCGAATCATGACGTACGGAACGGAAGGCGTCGGGAAGAGCTCGCTGGCGTCAGGGGCACCTCATCCGATTTTCGTGCAGACGGAAGACGGACTGGGAGAAATTGACTGCCACAAATTTCCGCTGGCTCGTTCGTTCGATGACGTGATGACTGCTCTGCAGGAACTTGCGACGGAATCACATGACTTTGAAACGGTCGTGATCGATTCCCTCGACTGGCTCGAACGCCTGATCTGGGACGCGGTGTGCAAACGGGAGTCTGCGACGACGATTGAAAAAGTCGGTGGTGGCTACGGCAAAGGCTACACGCTGGCCCTGGACTTCTGGCGCAAGCTGCTCGATCGACTTACGGTGCTCCATCAGGAGCGACACATGATGGTGTTCCTGATTGCGCACTCAAAGGTCGAGAAATTCGAAGACCCCGAGGCCCCGGCTTTCGACCGTTACTCGCCGCGCCTGCACAAACATGCGGCCGCGCTGATCACCGAATGGTGTGACGCGGTGCTCTTTGCCACGAAACGTTTCACCACGCGGTCTGAGGACGCCGGGTTTGGCCGTCAGCGGGCCATCGCCGCGCCGATTGGGGCTGCGGGCGGAGAACGCATCCTGCGTACGACTGGCGGGCCCTCGTGCGTCGCCAAGAACCGTTACCGACTCAGACCCGAAATCCCACTGTCCTGGGAGGCGATCGTCAGTGGGATCCTCGACAGCAGCAATGTGACCGATTCCGTTTCCACCATTCCATTCCAGGGAGAACTGACTCATGGCTGATCTGCACAACTTCAACGCGAATCACGTTGAGCCCACAACGGAGTTTGAAGCGATCCCGGCCGGAAAATATGCGGCCATGATCACTGACTCAGAAACGAAACCCACTAAGTCGGGGTTCGGCAGTTATCTACAGTTGACGTTTCAGATTCTGGAAGGCGAGTACAAGGGCCGATTCCTTTGGGCACGACTCAATCTGGATAACTCGAACCAGACGGCCGTTCAGATTGCGAAGGCAGAGTTGTCTGCCGTCTGCCGGGCTGTCGGCGTGCTGACTCCGCAGGACTCAGTGGAACTCCACAACCTACCACTGGTCATCAACGTTCGTTGCCGCAAACGTCCGGACACCGGTGACCTGACGAACGAGATCAAAGGCTACGCGAAACGCGAAGTGACCGCAGTGCAGCCTCAGCAGGCGGCCACATCGACGCCGCCCTGGCGACGGTAACGAGGCAAATCTCGGTGTGACATGGATCAACACGGCGCAGCGTAATGCGTTGCACCGTGTTCATTGAGTCGTGGCAGGGACGTAATGACTATGGAACTCGAACTGCCATTTCCGCCGTCCGCCAATCACTACTGGCGGCACGTGGGAGCAAGGACGCTCATCAGTCGCGGGGGTCGGGCATTCCGCACAGCGGTTTGCTCGATCCTCGCGGCCCGCGGGGTGCGACCGCTGTCCGGCGCACTGGAAGTTTTCATCGACCTTTACCCGCCTGATCGTCGCCGCCGCGACGTGGATAATTCGCAAAAGGCTCTTCTGGATGCCCTTGCACATGGTGGTGCATACCACGACGACAGTCAGATCGTGCATCTTGATACGTGGAAGCGATCGCCGATCGACGGTGGAAAAGTCATTGTTCGAATCGTGCCGCATGGAGGCTAAGAAATGCGACGCAAACGATATGTGTGCGCGATGGTCTGTAACGACTGCCGTGCGACGTTGCCGCACGGATACCAAACGTGTTTCTACTGTGGTTCCTACAGTGTGAAAGAGCAGTCGGTTCTGATGTACGTGCATCCGGACGAGTGCGATGAGGAGACCGGCCCATGCGACGACGATCCGGATGGTGAGTCTACTTACGAAGATCGGCTGGCTGAAGGATTTGAAATGCTGGGGTGGGAGTGAAGTCGATCATGCAACTGAGACCGTACCAGCAAGCTGCTGTTTCCGCAGTCTATGAGCATCTTCGCACTCGGGACGACAATCCCTGTGTTGTGCTGCCGACCGGCGGTGGCAAGAGCTGGGTCATCGCACAAATCGCTGCCGATACGACGCTGCAATGGCAGGGACGCGTGCTCGTTCTGGCCCATCGCAAGGAACTGCTGGAACAGAACGCTGATAAGCTGATTCAGCTCAATCCGGCTCTGCAGATCGGTCTGTACTCAGCCGGTCTCAGTCGCCGCGATCGCCATCTGCCCGTGATCTTTGCCGGCATTCAGTCGATCTGGAAGAAAGCCTCCGACTTTGAGCCGTGGGATCTGATCCTGATCGACGAGTGTCATCTGATTCATCCTGAAGATGAAGGCATGTACCGGAGTTTTTTGAGCGAGACCAAACGCATCAATCCCCTGCAGCGGATTGTCGGGTTCACAGCCACTCCCTATCGACTGAAGACCGGACTGATCTGTGCGCCCGACCATCTGCTCAATCACGTCTGTTACGAAGTCGGCGTGCGGGAGCTGATCGTGGCCGGTTATCTGAGTCCGCTGATCTCCAAAGCTGGCCGTGTCAAAATCGACACCAGCGGCCTGCACCTCCGCAGCGGTGAATTCGTCGCTGCCGAAGTCGAATCGCTGATGGATAACGCCATGCTGGTGGAGACCGCCTGCTCGGAAATCATGGAGCTCACGCAGGATCGCCGGTCCGTGCTGATCTTTGCCAGCGGAGTTCAGCACGGACAGCACGTAACTGACAAACTGCGACTCGTCCACGGCGCGAAAGTGGAAATGGTCACGGGCGAAACGACCGCCGCCGAACGCCGCCGTCTCCTCATGAGCTATTGCGCGGGGGAGCTGAAATTTCTGGTCAATGTCAGTGTCCTCACCGAAGGCTTCGATGCGCCGCAGACGGATTGTGTCGTCCTGCTGCGTCCGACCATGTCACCTGGACTCTACATTCAGATCGTGGGTCGCGGTTTTCGTCTGGCTCCGGAAAAGCAGAACTGCCTGATCCTCGACTTTGGCGGAAACATTCTGCGGCATGGCCCGGTCGATGCCATTCGTCTCACCAAACAGTCTCCCAGCAGCGGCGACGCTCCGGCAAAGGAATGTCCGAACTGTCAGGCTGTGATCACCTGCGGCTATGCCTGCTGCCCGCAGTGCGGTTACGTGTTTCCGCCTTCCGATCGACAAAAGCACGAAGCCACGGCTACGCAGGCCGGCATTCTTTCAGGCCAGGCATCGGAAGACACGCATGAAGTGATGGATCTGTTCTTTCGCGTGCACCGTAAGAAAGACGCTGCTCCTGATGCGCCCAAAAGCATGCGGGTTGATTATCAGCTGGGGCTCAATCTCTGGCAGTCAGAATTCATCTGCTTTGAGCATACCGGATTTGCACGCCAGAAAGCCGAAATGTGGTGGCAGCAGAGGTCCCCGGATCCCGTTCCCGATTCCGCTGAGCAAGCAGTCGCGTTGGCCAATGCAGGAGCGCTGCGAGCCACACACGCGATCACGATCCGTAGTGTGGCGGGTGAGCGATTCGATCGCATTGTGAAGTACGACCTCGGTGACATGCCGGAGTCTCCCAACGTGGCTACCGTCGCGTCCCTGTTTTTCGAAGACGACGTTCCATTCTGAAACAGATGCTTGATGTCTCCTGTCCTCCTCCGTTTGAAAGGCGTTCCATGAAGACCACTGCAAAATCTCCCGGCATTCCAGTCCGATTTGTGCTGGCGACAGTCGGACCGGATGACTCCCTTTGCTGTCCGATCTGTGCCTGCCGCAATGTCCATCCTGCAGAAGTCATCATTGAGCAGGGACAGACCAAAACCCGGGTTACTCGGGAAACGACGCGCGTGGTGCCGACAAATCGCAGCGAAGATTACCTCGGTTCTCAGATCGTGCTGGAATTCTGGTGCGAACAGGGGCACGCGTTTTTCTATACCTTCGCCTCTCTCCGTGATGGCACTGCCATCGACCTGACGGCGAGACCAGCCGCTCACGTTTCCATTCGTCATGAACTCTGGCGCGCCTGATCTGTGGCTTTTATGCGTCCCGCTCCCTGTCAGAGCAGGATTCTTCTTCAGATTCTCGATCGATGTAGCGCCGGCGGAGGATGACGAGGTGCCAACGTGAGTGACCTGCTTTCCGCCGCTCTGCGTTACGCAGAACTTGGCTACCCGGTCTTTCCCTGCGAACCCGGCACCAACCGGCCAGCGACGGCCCATGGGTTCAAGGACGCCACGACCGACCCGGCACGGATCGAACGCTGGTGGATCGAGATTCCTCGCGCCAATATCGGGATGCCAACGGCCGGTCTGCTTGTTTTGGACATCGACGGTGCATCGAATCCATGGCCCGGGCCTGACCGAGCCATGGAACTGACCATCGGTCCGATGGCGATCACGCCGCGTGGCGGCAGCCACCGTTTTTATCGACAGCCAGCGGAGCAATCGTGGCGGAATACGCAAAGTGCTCTTGCGCCCAGCGTGGATACTCGGGGCGATGGTGGCTATGTCGTGCTGCCGCCGTCGCGCCGCGCGAAAGGAGCATACCAGTGGGTCGACGGTCTGGAGCTGGACGAGCCTCGCGACAAGCTGCCGGAACCTCCAGCGTGGTTGCAGGCTGCTCTCGAAGAGACCGATGCGCAGCGCACGACGAACGGTCCAACCGAACGCGAGACGATTGCGAGTCGTGCGAACCAGATTCCCTCTGGTCAGCGAAACGCTGCGCTGGCAAGACTGGCCGGTACCATGCGGCGTGTTGGGATGTCCGAAGCGGAAATCCTCGCGGCACTCGAACGCGTGAACACCGATCGCTGTGTGCCGTCACTTCCGATCCAGGAAGTTCGCAGCATTGCCGGCAGCCTGGCCCGTTACCAGCCGGACCAGATTTCTGTGGCCCTGATCGAGGATCACTGGGGCCAGATGCAGGCGAAGAAACGCGAGGAGACAAAAAAGCGATTCCCCGGAATCACTTCCGCACAACTCGATTCCGGCGAATACAATCTGGAATACCTGATCGACGGGCTGCTGGTCCGCGGTCAGCCAGGAGTGATTGCCGGGCCGAAGAAAACACTCAAGACAAGCATCAGCATCGATCTGGCCATTTCACTGGGTCAGGGATCACTGTTTCTGAGTCACTTTCCGGTCACAGCCGCCGTGCGAGTCGGCGTGATGTCGGGTGAATCTGGTGCTGCAACAATTCAGGAAACAGCCCGTCGGATCGCCGCGTCGCAAAAGCAGCGGCTGTCGCAGTGCGGAAATGTGATCTGGGCCTTCGAAGTGCCTCAGCTGGGTGTGGTTGAGCATACGGAGGCCCTGCGAACATTTGTGATGGAACATGAACTGGAGGTGCTGATTCTCGATCCGACCTACCTGATGATGATGAACGTCGGTGACGGCGCGAGCAATCTGTTCATTGTCGGTGCACTGCTGGATTCCCTGGCAAAGCTATCACAGGAAACTGGCTGTACGCCGCTGTTGTGCCATCACCTGAGGAAAGGAATTGCTGATCCGTATGAGCCCGCGGAGCTCGACAACATCGCGTGGGCCGGGTTTCAGGAGTTCGTCCGCCAATGGTTGCTGATCAATCGTCGTTCACGCTATGACCCTGCCAACGGAGGTCACCATGAACTCTGGCTCTCTTCTGGTGGCAGTGCGGGCCACAGCGGTCTTTGGGGGATTGATATCGAGGAAGGGACACGTCAGGGCGGTCAGCAGCGTCGCTGGGAAGTCTCTGTCATGAGCGGTCAGCAGGTGATCGAAGATCGGGAAATGCAGGTCGTGGAACGGCAGGAACAGCGTCAGGAGGTTCGACGCATGGCCCAGTCGACGCGACATCAGGAGGTGGTCTGGAAGGCAATCTGCAGTCGACCGGAAGGCGAAACACGGAAAGCGCTGCGTGTGCTGGCACGACTGAATTCGGATCGATTTGAAGAGGTATTGGAGGAACTCATGCAGGACGGACGCGTGGAGTCCTGTTCAGTGATCAAAGGAGGAAGAACGTTTGAAGGTGTGCGTCCGCGAGCATCGGACCAAGCGGACCCGATCGGACCAAATTGAGTTGGTCCCATAGCGATCATCGGACCGGACCGGACCCTATATATAGGGTCCGGTCCGGTCCGATGATCTCAGCCAGCGGGTCCGTTGGGTCCGGTCCGCAAGTTGG